ATGGCTACGTCATGAAGACGGTGAACAAAAAAGCCGCCGCCGCATTCTACGGCATTTTTCAAAGCGGCAACCGCTCGCAGCTCAACGACTGGCTCTTCAAGTCCGCGCCGCCGTTCATCGCCAGCTTAAAGCTCGGCTTCGATGGCGGTGCCGAGCACCAGCAGCGCCGCAGCAAAAGCACCGGCCGCGTGAAAGGCAGCAAACCGACCGTGTTGATCCTCCCTGGCGAAGAATCCAAGCTGAAGGCCTACATCACCGCCACGCAGGAAAAAGTCGGCATGCTCGCCGGTGGTTGGGGTGCTGCCGCGACACAGCTCAAGGTCCGCATGCCCGCCGCTGCGAAAAAACACGCGTCTGGCTCCTGCCTCGCCCAAATCACACCGAACCAGGTGAGCTACACGATCACGAACACCGTCCCCTACTCCCGGCAGGCCGACGTCGATCGCCGCACGCAGTTCGTGCTCGACAGCACCAAACGCCGCAACCGCCTCGCGAAACGCATCCAGGTCGAAATCGAGGCCGAGCTCAAAAAACAATTCAACCGCCGATGATCACCTACCTCCTCCTCTCCCTCGCCGCCCTCATCCTCTGGAACCTCATCCTCCCCCCCGCCACCGAATGAGACTCCTAACCCTTAACCCTTAACCATTAACCCTTAACCCCTAACCCGAGCTCACTCATGCCCGACCACACCCCCCTCTCCCAAAAGCTCGAGTCTGCCCTCGCCGCCTACCTCACCGGCGTGAAGTCCAGCATGAGCCTCTCGACCACGCAGGTGCTCACGGCCCATCAATCCGCCGCCGCGGTCGATTCGCCGCGCATCGTGGTGCAGTGCCAGTCGATGTCACCGCGTCTCATCTCCATGCCTGGCGTCATGGACGTCGCGCTCAATGTCCATTACATCAGCGACCTCGAAACCACCGCCGAGACGCACAAGACCGAGGCCGCGAAGCTCATCTCGTGGCTGTGCGACACCGAGACGATCCGCACCGCGCTGAACATCGCCACGCCCGACACGCGCACCGTCACCGGACTGCACGTTTACCTTCTCCAATGGGCCGGCGTCGAAATGACCGCCGACCCCGACCGCGCTCAGCATCAAACCACCTGCACCCTCAACCTCATCGCCATGGGCAAAGACCTCGTCTGAGTGTCTCCCTGTCCGATTGTCTCCCTGTCCCATTGTCCCTCCTTTGACACCCATCACCCGTCAACCTCCTTCTACTTTATGGCTGCTACCCAACTCGGAACCAACGGCGTCTTCGCCATGTCCTCACAGACCGGCTTCATCATCCAGTCGCAAAGCGACGCCTTCGAGGTCGAGCAGCGCATCACCGTCGATCACACCGGCGAGAAGGTCGGCATCACGCTTTACGGCGACCAGCGCAAAATCACCATCGAAGGACTTGTGCCGACCAGCTCCGCCTTCAGCACCCGCATGGCGGCACTGGTCACCTTGGCAAACTCTCCTGGGGATTTCTACCGCTCCAGCGCCTCCGCAGGCTACGGCGACACCGTCCACCTCGGCACCACGCAGACGAAGAACAACGAAGACTTCCACCGCTTCTCCACGCAGCTATGGGCCTCTCCGTTCGCCGATCTCGGTGCCTAACGGAGCCCAGAACTCCTAACTCCGAACCCTTAACGGTTCACCCGCCCTAGATCCCCATGTCCGAGCCCTCCGGCACCTACTCCGCGCGTCCGCATTCCATCAACGACACGCGCCTGTTCGCCGCTCTCACCGCGCTCGGCATCGCGCCCATTGACGGACCAAAGCTCTACACCGGCGAGACCGCCGACGGCTCCCCGCGCCAGACCTGGTATCTGGAGCGGGAAAGCCGCTGCGGCAAATACAAGACCGCCGAAATGATCGCCGCTTGGAACGATCCCAAGTGGCACGAAGGCCACCCCGAGCATCCGCTCGCCTACATCCGCTGCGCGTTCATGAACCACCACGCCGCCGTGGATCACATCAAACAGCAGTGCGGCCTCTACGTCGTCCGCGGCCGCGGCGGGAAGTTTGGCCTGGTATCAAGCGACCTCGATAAAAAGACCACGGACACCATTCTGCGCACGCTTGGGAGGTAATTCGTCCTTCCTCATTCCGCGCGCAGCGCGGTCCCCCGTTTGACTCACGCGCCCGCGTGTGACTGACGAAATCGTCCGACTTCTCGCCGAGACATGCACGCGGGCCTCGATCATCGAGGCGCGAGATGCCGTGTTTCGGGCGCATCTCGCGAACGTGCGCGAGCCCACCATCGTCACTGCCGTCTCATTCGAGAATCACAGCACGACCTTCCAAGTCGGAGCCTCACCCGCCGAGCGTCTACAATTTCTCTCCCAATGCCGCGCCGCGCTGAACCACCTCGACGGCCACAGCGCCACGCCCGCGAACGGCGTGAAGCTCGATTTCTCGACGCGCTTCACATCCACCTAACTCTTCACTTCTAACTCATCACACCTCCCCCCGTGTCCAGCCACCGATCCCGCCAGCGCGCAAAAGCCCGCGCCCTAGAGCAGCAGCACGCCGCGCAGATGCACCTGCAGCGCGCCACGGGCACGTCCTCGCGGCCGGCGGATGTGCTGAACTACCTCGGCGTCGAGGCCGCGCGGTGGACGCCGAACCGCGGGCAGATGAACTTCGCGCCGCTCGATCCGGGCGCGGTGCTCACGGGTGGCAATCGCAAGACCGTCCTGCGGAAATCGCGCTGGCTTTGCTACAATGACGGTTACGCTCGCTTTTTGGTAAACGGTCTCGCGAACCTCATCGGCTACTACACGCTCCAGCCTGCGACGAAAGACAAAGCCTGGAACAAAATCGCCGACCGGCACTGGAAGAACCGCATCAAGTCGCCCGCCGTCTTCGACGCGGCACGCAAGCTCAACCATGCACGCTGGCAGATCGCGCTTTCCCGTGCCGCGCTGCGTGATGGCGACGTGCTCACGGCCCTCTCCTACGCGCAAAGCGGCGCAGGACAGGTGCTGCTCTACGGCTCCCATCAAATCGACAGCGGCTCACGTGAGGAAAAAGCCGGCTTCCATGACGGCGTCTATTACGACCAGTTTCGCGCGCACACTGGCTACAATCTTGTGTCGAAGTTCGACGGCAGCGAAAAAGGCACCACCATTCGCGCTTCTGACGCCATCTACTACGGCGACTTTCAGGACAGCGCCGAGGTGCGGCCGATGCCGCGCCTCACGCATGCCATCAATGATTTGCACGACATCATCGAGATCGACCTGGACTCCAAACTCGGCATCAAACGCCGCCAGTTCGTCGGCATTTATCGCAAACGCCAGAAGGCTAACTCGCAGCCGTTCGGCCTCGGCGTCTATCAGGCCCCGCATGTCGAAGAAGGAAGCAACGTCACCAGCACAAACGCCGACGGCACCACCGCGGCGCAGCAAAATCTCGTCTCCGTCGAGGCCGTCACCGAACGCACCGGCCTGGGCTCGCTGGAGGAGGGCGAGGACTTCGGCGTCGTCGAGTCGGATCAACCGGGCCCGAATGAGCGCGAGTTCAACAAGTCACTGCTCTCGAAGATCAGCCTCGGCATCGGCCTGCCGCCGTCCGTCACCTTTTCCATCCTCGGTGCCGGTGGCCCCGAGGTGCGTTTTCACATGGCACAACTTCAGCGGTGGATTCAGATCGAGCTGCTGAACCTGCTCACTGCCGTCCAGGCGCACTATTTTTGGGTCATGGGCACGGACATGGCCCGCGGCGCGCTGCCCTTCCCGGACGATCCTGAGTGGTGGACACACATCGCCATCCCATGCAGCGACCTCACCATCGATCGCGGCCGCGAACTCAGCGGAAAAATCGCCGCGCTCAAAGTCGGCGCGCTCACGCATGCGGATCTCTACGCCGAGGCCGGCAACGACTGGGAAGAACGCATCGAACTGCAGGCCGAGATCATCGCGCATGCCGCCGCCGTCGCCGCGCAAAAAGGCCTCACCGGCGGACTCGCCGATCTGATGCCCGACTGGTCCACCAAGGCCGCGCCCGCCACGGCGGCGATGCCTTGATGCTCTTTTGACATGCGCGCCCGTGCATGTCCCACGCTCCCCGTTCTTGGTATGCCATCCGCGCCGCTACATCCGACTCCGCTCCCGTCGAGGTCTCGATCCATGACGAGATCGGAGCCTGGGGCGTTTCGGCGAAACAGTTCCTCGGCGAACTCGCCAGCATTCCGGCTGCGCGTGCGATCTCTCTATCCCTCCACTCTCCCGGCGGTGAGGTTTTCGACGGTCTTGCCATTTACAACGCGCTCAAGTCCCGCGGCAATGTCGATGTGACCATCGCAGGCCTCGCGGCCTCAATGGCCTCGGTGATCGCGATGGCGGGCCGCACGGTCACCATGCCGCGGAATGCCTACCTGATGATCCATAATCCGTCGGGCATGGCCTTCGGTGACAGCGCCGACATGCGCGAGCTCGCGGACCTTCTCGACAAGCTGAAAGGCTCGCTCGTTTCAGCCTACACGGAGCGCACCGGCATCGACCCCGAGGAGATCGAGGAAATGATGGACGCCGAGACCTGGCTCACCGGCGAGGAAGCCGCCGCGAAGGGCTTTGTGGACAGCGTCAGCGACACGCTCGCCCTCGCCGCTTCCGTCTCCTTCGGCTCCCGCTTCGCGCATGCCCCGCGTGCGCTGTTTGACACCGCGCTGCCGAGCATGGAAAACGAATCCACTCCCGCCGCTCCCCAGGCCGCTGAAGAAACGCCCGCCGCCGCTCCCGAGGCCGCCGCCGCCGTCGAAGAAACGCCCGCGCCTGCTTCCGAGACTCCCGCCGTTGAGCCCGCCGATGAAACGCCCGCCGCCGAGGCCGATCCCGCCGCGAACATGAGCGACAGCGATCTGCTCGCCGCCGCCACGGCCACGCTGAAGAAAACCCGCGCCACCCGTGCGCAGGTCGAGGCCCTCACCGCCGAGCGCGACGCCGCGCTCGCCAAAATTTCCGAACTCGAAGCCGCCAACACCACGCTCCGGTCCTCCGTCGAGCTGGTCGCCCAACTGCGCGCCGAGCTCGCGAAGATGCAGGAAGAAGAAAAAACCCTCGCCGCCCAGGCCGCCGAGATCGCCGCGTCTCACGGACTGCGTCCCGATGCCGCCCGCACCCTGCCGCCTCCGGTGGCCGAGTCGGAGTCGGACCTCGCCGCGCAGTTCGCGCAGATCACCGATCCCGCCGCGCGGAGCGCCTTCTTCAAGCAGCACAAAGCCGCCATCAAATCCGCAGGCTTCCACCGCCAAAACTAACTCCGCCCCTAACTCCTCACTTCTAACTCCCCATGGCTACTCTTTTCAATGACACCCTCTTCGGTCAAACGATCTTCGATCAACTGACCGACATCCTCCTCCCGCTGAACGTCTTCAGCACCGACATCTCCTCCGAAGTGGTCGCCCCCGGCTCCGCCGTGGTCGTCCCGCTTTTTGGCAACGTGACCAGCACGTCCTTTGTGCAGGGCGCGTCCGCCTATGAAGGCACCGGCGGCACCATCTCGGCCATCACGGTCACGATGGACAAACGCTACATCACCCCGGTCGATCTCACACCGCAGCAGATCGCGGACTCGTCCAATGCCCGCCGCCTCGAAGGCTTCGCGCAGCAGCTCGCCAATGCCACGGCGAACAAGCTGCTTCAAGACGTCTTCAGCGTGCTCACCACGACGAACTTCGGCAACGCCATCCTCACCACCGCCTCCGCGAATTACGCTCGTGCGCAGCTCGTCACCGCGCGTCAGAAGATGCTGCAGGCCGGTGTGCGTGGCACCAAAGCCATGGTGATCAACACCGACGTCGAGGCCGCCCTCCTCGGCGACGACAAGATCACGCTTGCGCTCAATCGCGGCGATGCGATGGCGATCAAGGAAGGCCAGCTCGGCCACCTGCTCGGCTTCGACATCTACGCCAGCGACGTGCTGCCGACGAACAGCATCTCGCTGATCGGCTTCTGCGCGGGCAAGGAAGGCGTCGCCGTGGCGATGCGCAATCTCGGCAACTACCTGCCTGCCGAGGAATACGCGTCGTTCGAGCAGTTCGTCGATGCCGACAGCGGCATCTCCATGCTCTACACCCGTCACTGGAACCGCAGCGCGGGCAAGTGGTTCATCAACACCCACGTGCTCTTCGGCTACTCCGCCGCCGTCACCGGTGCGGTGAAGCTCTTCACCACGCCGACCACCTGATCGGCGCACTCATCCCGCAGGCTGCGAATGGTGCTCGCAGCCTGCGGTTTCACTCTGGGACTCGTCCCGCCCGCGTTTGGCAGCACCAGCCAGCGCGGGTTTTTTATTGTCTTATGAGCCAACCTATCACCAACGTCATCACCAGCACCCGCGATCTATCAGAGCGCGGAGTTGAGCAAATACTGAATGCCTTTGAACGGGCGATCACCCTGGAGGCAAAAGGCCTGCGCACGGTAGAAGGTGGTAAACCGCGCTGTATCCCAGTTCAAATGCAGTGGGATATTCCTGTCCCTGAAAAGTGGTTTTCAATCGCCTCGGATAATGGCGTGAAAATGGAAGTTCGGATCACCCAAGAAAGCATCACCGTCATTTTGCAGCGCCCATGAAAATCAGCCTCGCCATCATCGCCGGAAACGTCGCGCACTGGATGCCGCGCTTCCTCGACTCCTTCGGCTCGCTCTTCGACGAGATCGTCGTCGTGCGCGCCATCGGGAATCAATCCCCCGATGCCAGCCTCGACATCGCCCGCGAACGCGGCTGCATCACCGCCGAGTATTGCAACAAGCCCGAGCATGCCGAATGGTCCCACGTCGATGATTTCGCCGCCGCTCGCAATCTCGCCTTCAAGCTCGCCACCGGCGATTACATCGCCTGGGCAGACACGGACGACGTCTATGGCGGCACGCTGGATGAATGGCAGGCCCTGCGCAAACGCATCGCCGCCGAGCGGCCGGATGTCGTCACATTGCCCTATGTCGTGCCGGAAGATCAGCTTTGCGTGCTGCGTGAGCGCATTCTGCGCCGTGGCTGCGGTGTCTGGGTCTCGCCGATCCATGAGAGCTTCAAGGTGAGCATGGATTCGCCGCGCGTCATCGTGCAGGAGTCGCCCGAGTGGCATCACGCCACGCACAACGACCGCACGCCGAACAACGAGCGCAACCTGCGCATTCTGGAGAGCATCCCCGAGTCGGAACGCACACTCTCGCATCTCTTCCACCTCTGGCAGTCGATGCGCTACGTCGGACGCATTGAAGAAGGCGTGAAGATTGCCCAGCAAGCACTCAAGCATCCCGACATCGGCCCGGACGAAGCCTACGAGCTCATGATCAACATCGCGCAGGTCAGCACGAATCCGCGCGCGCAGGAGCAGTATTTGCTTCAGGCACTCAACGCCGTGCCGTATCGCCGCGAGGCCTTTGGCGAGATGGTGAACTGCAAGCTGCGCCTTGGCAATCCACGCGCCGCGCTTTCGTATGCCGAGGCCATGCTCGGCCTCAGCGAGCCGCCTGAATACATCTGGAATCGCCGCGGCAAATACTACGGTTATCTCGGCGTCCAGCTCCACGGCATGGCCCTGCGTGCCAATCTGCGATTCAAGGAGGCCGACGTGCGCGAGATCAACCATCTCAAAGCGCAATCGCATCCCGTCATCACGCTGCTGCACGCCACCCGAGGTCGTCCGAAACAGGCCGCCGATGCGCGCCGCCAGTGGCTGAACCGCGCCACGCATCCTGACCGCGTCGAGCACATCTTTGCCATCGACTTCGACGACGAGCCCAGCATCCCGCTCACCGTTTACCGTCACGTCATCCAGACGGGGCAGGGGGCCAGCGTCGGTGCCTGGAATCTCGCCGCCGCCGCGTCGTGTGGCGAGATCCTCGTGCAGATCAACGACGACTTCGAGCCGCCCATGGGCTGGGACGTGATGATCGAACAGGCCTTCGGCGAATACCTCACCCTTCAACCCGCCGTTCTCAAAGTCAGCGACGGCCACCGCACCGACGACCTCCTCTGCATCGCCGTGATGAACCGGCTGCGATACAAGGAGCAAGGTTTCTTCCTGCATCCCAAGTTCAAGAGCGTCTTCAGCGACGACTACCACTCCTGGCTCGCCCATCGCGACGACGTCGTCATCCAGGCAAATCACATCGTCATCCAGCACCACCACCCCTTCTTCAACAACGGCCAAGGCTGGGACGAAATCTATGCCGCCCACAACTCCCCCGAACGCTACGCCGAAGGAGCCGCCATCTACGAGCACCTCACCGGCCAAAAAGTCCGCACCGTGCCCCCTAACTCATAACCCCTAACCCCTAACCCTTAACTCTTAACCCGTGCCCCCCCACCTCTCCATCCTCACACCCTCCGTCTGGAGCCGTGCCGCGCAAACGAACGCGCTGCGGGAAAAGATCGAGGCGCAGATCGCCGAGCTGAATCTGCCCGGTGCCGTCGAGCACCTTGTGCTGCTAGACAATCGCGCGCGCTCCATCGGCCTCAAGCGCCAGTCCCTTCTTGATGCCGCCCGCGGCGAGTTCATTGCCTTCGTGGACGATGACGACGATGTGTCCGCCGATTACGTTGGCAGTCTCGTCACCGCCATTCTCACCGCACCGGAGGCCGATGTGATCACCTTCGAGCAAGCTGCCATCTACAACGGCAAACCCTTCACCGTCGTCTTCCAAGCCGGTGCCAAGGACGAAAAGCTCATCCTCGACGGGCCCGATGATCAACGCATCACCCGCGGCGCGTGGCACGTCTGCGCCTGGCGCCGCAGCAAGGTGAGGCACTGCCAGTTCCTCGACAGCAACTACGGCGAGGATTTCACATGGGTCGCCCAGGCGCGGCTGCACGCGCAGCGCGGTCACCACATCCCCCGCATACTCCACACTTACCGGCACGACGCGCAGCACACGCTCGCGCCGGAGCCTTTGACACTTTGAACCGCACAAGCGCAGCGCATGCCCTTGCTGCGTGGTTCACCCGGCGCGGTCTTTTGGTTGGGGCCGCGCCGGGTTTTAAACTCATAACCCATCACCCCTAACCCTTAACTCAAGCGGTTCGGCCCCATGAACGAAACCACCAAAGAACTCCTCGACGCCCTCGGCTTCGAGTCCCTCGGCGAAGACGCCGACCTGCGCGGATTCCAACAGTTCACGCTAAAGGACTTTCCTGACATCACCGTCAGCATCCCCGACCACGACACCGACGTCTGCCTCGCTTCCGCGATCTGGCACGCCGGAGCCGCCGCCGCCCGCGCCGAGATCCGCCGGCATCACACCGCCTTCGTGAACGCGTTACGGTGAAGTGAAATGACGAAACCCAAATGGCCAATCCCGCACTCCGCATTCCGCATTCCGCATTCTGATTTCGTCATTGAACACCCCTCTCCACCCTCACCTCACCGTCGTTCATGCCGGTGATCACTCGACCGGTATAGATTTCTACGACTGCCGCGAGCATGAATGGCAACTCAGCCACGCCCACGGCTCCCCCGTCGTCATCCTGTGGCCACGCGACACCCGCACCCGCGACCTCATCCTCACCCGCCCCGCCGCCGCCCGCCTCGCCTCCTACCTCAATCATTTCCACCAGCACGCCATGCTCCCGCACGCCGCCAGCATGATCGAATACCACATCTAACTCATCACTCCTAACCCTTAACCCTTCACGCCCCCCATGCGCCCCCTCTCCGCCGCTTCCTACGACCTCCTCCAACGGTCCAACTTCTTTACTCTACTCGTCAGCAACGACCAGCGCGACCGCTTCCACGCGGCCGTCATGTGGCGCATCGTTCATTCGGCCTCGCTGGACGTCGTCACCGCCATCACACCCGAGGATCTCGCAAAGCAGGCCAAGGTGGACTTGTGGCACGTCTCCCCTTCCGACCTCGCCCCCGTCTTCACCGTGATCAATGAATCGCTGACCGCCGTCAACGCCGCCTTCGTCACCACTGACTCCGGCGACGTCCCTTTGACCTAGACGACTCGGACGATCCTCCCTGGCTCGAGTCGCTCACATGGGCCGCTGTTCGCTGCGGGCATGACCCCGACGTGGTCTCGTGGTCATGGCCCTTCCTGCGCCTCCTCCGCTTCATCCACGCCGACCTCCGCCGCAACGGCGTCAAATGCTACTTCACGAATCGCCCCCAGGTCAACCTCTCCGATCTCAAAGCAAAAGCAAATGCCGTCCTCTCCGATCTCGACGCCTACCTGTAAAACTCATGACTCCTCACCCCTAACCCTTAACTCCTAACTCCTAACACTCCCCTTTGACTCCACTCCCACACTAGATGTCCGTCCAAGTCCAAATCGGTGCCGATGTAACGCAGTTCGACGCCGTCGTCGCCACACTGCCAGACAAAGTCGCGCGCTCGTCGCAGCAGATGACTCGCGCGAATGGCGGCCTCATGCGCAGCCTCGGCGGTGTCTCCATGCAGGTGCAGGACATCGCCGTGCAGCTCCAGATGGGCACAAGTGTGACCAGGGTGCTCGCTCAGCAGGGCTCGCAGCTTTTGTCCGCGTTTGGGGCCGGTGGCGCGATTGCGGGTGGTGTCATCGCTATTGGTGGCGCGTTTTTTACCATGGCTGAAAACGCCAAGAAGGCGTTTGCAGACGCGGAGGCCGCTGAAACGGCTTTTTTCACCAAACTCAACCGCGATCTTGTGGGCGCGGATGTTTCGAGTTTGGCTCAATCACTGGAAACAGTGGTGGATCGTCGTTCATCGAAGCAAATGGATCTGAACAAAGTCGCCGCTGGTGGCACTTTGACTGATGCTATCGCTCAAGTTTTCGGCGGTCCCTCATTAAGCGAAAGAATGCAACAAGCCGAAGAGCAGGCTTTTGCCGCTGCAGAAGCTCGCCAGCGCATTGAGTCGCAAATTGCAAGTGTTGCCATTCAAGAGATCCAAGTCAGCCGGATGCGCATTGCAGGGGAAAAGCAAAAAGCTGATGAAATGCAGCG